GCGAACTCAAGAGAGTTGCCGGTGAGCCTGCTGATAGCCCCGTCCTGCCCGACAGTGTAGATTCCGTCAGCACACATGAAGACATGGCCATGCCCCAAAGCCTTGGATATAAACCCGCTGTAAAGGGTTTTGGTGATACATTGGCACGGGTAGAATCTTTTGCTTGTCTGTGGGTCTGCAATATCACCGGCTATGTACGTGCTAACACCTTCGGTATGGGTACATACCAGAACTCCGGGGATTGATCCGGCCTGAAGGATAGAGAACTGGTGGGGGATAAAACCGTTACCGATATCCCACAGATCGTAGCTGTACGGGGCAGAGTATTGCAGGAACTTGCCGGTATAGGAACAGAGCCTCGCGCCGTGCATGAAACCGCCACTGAACAACGGCATCCCGGCATAAGCTACCGATGTTGACGGGCCGGGGTTTGTCCCTGCCACAGCCTCTGTTGCTGCACCGGTAGGGTTCACGCTCTTGTATACCTTTGTTGATCCAGACACCCGGACATCCAGAAGGCTGTGCGACATGGGGCCGTCCAGTATCGGGAATCTCTTTGCGGCGGTTGCCCCTGAAAGCTCGTAGATATCAATGCCATCCCCAAAGAAGAGCCTTGACCCCGCCGAAACTCTGGTCACGGATGCGGTATGAGTGTAGGCCACCGAAAGTTCAGGAGGGGTTTCAAGACATCCATCGTCGGTGACGGTAAGGTTTGAGCATTCGATAAGCTGCGTCTCACCTGTCTCCGGGTTGGACATCTGGGTTGCCACCGACTTTGCATCGGTGAACCCCAGACATTTTTTGAAGAGGATGACTTCGGACATTACATCCCTCTGCGCCTGCGGAGTTCTGTCCGCTTGATCTGCTCGGTATCCTTTGCCTGAAGCTCCATATATGCGTCACCCTTAAATCTGCTGTAATATAGTGAGTCGGGCTTCATAAAGGCTCTGGCAAGAACTCCGTTCAGCAGAAGGCCGTGGTAGCGCGGGGGTATCTCGGAGCATTCGCCCGCCTTGGTAGGTCGTGTTAGCACACCCCTGACTACCTTGAGATACAACGTCCCGTCTTCGGTGGGAACCCGGTCAAGCCTGATCCCTTCATCTTCCAGCAGATACAGGGATGGCACTCCATCAGTCGTCTTGTATTTGATGCACTGTGTAGCGACATACTCTTCGGCTGCCAGTTTTAGTTCTGTGGCTGTCGTGGTTGTGTGGTGGTCCACCCTTAGAATATCTATGATGGATTCGTGCAGATCGTATAATGATGTCCCTGTTTCAACATCAATCTGGCAGACATCCACGGTGTTAGCATCGCGGATACATCTGGCTTCCTGCGCGACATCCACGCTGACCTCATACAGATAATCAAGTATGTCGTCATCAGACCAGCCAAGACTTGTTGATGTGCCAACAAGATCATCAAGTTTGCGTCTGGCAAGTTTTATGAAGTCGCTGGATGTCATATCTTACCCTTTTCTGGTCTTTTTGATGAATGCAGCCGAAGGGGTTTCTGTCACTGCCTCTGCTGTGGCTTCCGCTACATCTTCGGTCTTTAATGAACCGTCAAGGTTGCATGGGACCATCTCAGGCAGTTTTGCTATGAACGGAGAGTAGGCAAACACTTCGCCGTTCTTGATGTTCTTCAGGTATGCGCTCTGCATGGATTCTCCTTGCGGGGCAGGGGCCGAAGCCCCCACCCGTTAATGGCGTTACCCGATAGGGCAGACGACTACAGACAGGACAAACTTCCCTTTTGCACCGGCACCGGTATAGGTCGGCACGAAGTCAACGGTATCGGCTGCGGTTGTGCCGGGGATTGCGGCTGCACCGGCAATAACCGTCCCTGCTGCTGATTTCAGGTCTGCTGCTGCGATAAGTGCGGTTGACCCTACCTGAACAGCGCCTGCGGCAGAAGTAGCGGAAGCGGCTGCTGTTACAACACGTAGGGCAGCGGCGGTTACAATGCAGTTTGCAGGAATCTTGATTGCCTCTACAACGTCTGCAGAAGCGATGACGGTGGTGGTAGAGGTACAGTCAATCTCTTTGGACAGAACAAAAGCGCGGCTTGCGTTAGTCGGGCAAGCGCCTGTCTGCGTGGATGTTACGAGTGATACAGTTGCCATGATATATCTCCTTCTTTGTCGGTTAAGTTATACCCCCTCGGTTACAAGGGGGTATGTGTTAGCATCAATCTTGGATGTTACTTGTATGCGTAAAGAACACCAAGAGCTTCAGGCTTAGGTACGGACCAGCCGTATACCTGCAAGCCGTCCATGATGGTTGCGAAGCTGTCAGGATCAGGGAAGGTCCGGTTCTTGACAAGCTGGCTGGCAAAGGTAAGGGCCGACTTCTGACCGAATACGATGTTGTAGCAGCTATGTGTAGAATCGGCTACAGGCACATAGTTGTTGGACGAATAGACGGTGAAGTTGGAAAGGGTTCCCAGCTTGCCGTTGCGGATCATCTGGTTGATGTCGCCACCGGTGTTGTATCCGGCAACATCCGCACGTTGCAGATCGCCCTTTTGCAGCAGGTTGCAGTACCAGCCGGGAAGTACAATCCAGCGGTCTGTAATGGGTACGTCCTGCTCAGTCAGGATGGCGTCAGCGTCCATGATGAGGTCAAGGGCGTTGGAGGTCGTTACCTGTATCGGAGTACCGGTTACACCCATGACATAAGACCCTGATACAGCACCGGCTGTTGCTCCCTTGTTGGATGCGTGGGCGCTGGTATACATTGAGTTGAGGATGGAGCGGTCAATCTGGATACCGAGTTGCTGCCCGCCATCGTATGCCCACTCTTCCATCAGGTTAATGTCAGTCTGAAGATCGTCAATATCGTCAATGTTCAGGCTGTATGCCTTTGCATAGTCAATGGTCAGCTCAATATTCGGGCTGTCGGGAGACTGACGCTTATCGCGCAGGTTCATCCCTTTGACGTAATCAAAGATGGTTACATCGGGACGGGTACGGATTATGACCTTATCCCCTTGTTTGCTTATCTGGCCTTGATAACGGGTGTTGGCAATGTCGCTGAAGACTGTAGACTTGTAAAACTTCTCCAGCAGTTCCATTGCATAAAGAACTGGCGTGTACTTGTTGCTTGAGGAACTGCCGAAATCGGTAGCTCCGGGGACTCTATTGATAGCCATGATGATTTCCTTTCAAATCAGATTAGCCTGCCCTCTTGGGCGGCCTTTAGAAACGTCTGTTTCTTGTTGCGGAACTCTTGTTCCTTGCCTTTATAAACGCCTTGGATGTAATCACGCTGTAGCTGCTCGTATGCCGCCATGCTCATTACATCGCCACTGTTGTTGTCCACTATGCTCTGCGTCCCGCCCCCTGTTTTCTTCGGGGCTACAAGATGCTCCGGGGTACGTGGCGCGGCCTTGACCTGCTGCACATTGTCGGTGTAATACTTGAAGACTGCTGCTGTTTTGGCTACATCACCATGTTCAAAGTGCGACAGCAGAACATCGTGGTATTTGATCCCTGAAACCGGATCGCTTGTTTGCAGCCATGACAGAAACTTGGAGTCTTCATTTAACTGCCGCCAACTTGAGGCAGCGCGGTCCAGTTCGCCGTAGAAATTGATCTGCCCTAACTGCTTGGTTGTGGAATCCATGTCGTCCCGGACCGGCTTGACAAGTTCTTCCCCTTCAGACCTGACTATGGAGCGGATTGCATTTACAAACCTCTCTCCGTATTCTTCCTGAAGTTCGGACAGCGCACCTGTAAGGTCTTTGCTGTCTGTGTTCGCTGGTGGAGACGTAGTTCTCGTTTCGCTCAACTGTTCCATCAGTCTGCCGACTTGCTGCTGTAGAGAAATAACCTGCTCGTTCAGCCTTGGTACTTCAGCATTGTATTTCCCGTTCAGCGTCCGCCAGCGCTGCTCCCAAGTCTCGCTGTTTGGATCGTCCTGCTTCTGTGCCATGGATTCCTGCCGCCCGCCTTCATCGGGTGTGGCTTCGTCAGTCTGGGTCTGATCCTGCTGGTTGCCTTCGTCCTGTGTGCCTTCGGTGTTAGCATCCGCCTCATCTTTGTAGAGGTCTGGATAAACCTTGCGGCGCAATTCATCGGCTTGCCTGCGTGCTTCTACTGCTGGGTCAATCACATTCATCTTGTTACCTCGTAGGGGTCATCTTGGATGGTATCCCTGTTTATATCGCCGGGGTCAGGGGTCTGGTATCCCGGTCAGTTGCTAGAATCTGTTGCGGTTTTCAACGGGCAGCTTAGATATCGTCCGTCCTGCCCTTGTCTCATCTGCCTTGACTATCTCGTTCAGCAGGTCTGCCAGCATCTGCGCTCTGCCTTGTAGTTGCCTCAGCAGTTCCGCGTCTTTGCAGTTAATCATGTTGCCAAGCACTTCATTCAGTCTGCCTTGCAAATAGGCGCTGAAGTCTGTTTCATGCAGGTCGGCAAGTGCCGTCAGTTCTTTCTGTGTCACGGTGTTATCCCCGGCTGACTCTGGAACAGGTTGCTTTCAGGTCCGCCCATTTCCGCCCCGGTCTGGTCAATCTGTTTGGGAGCGGCATTCGGTGCCTGACCTTTCGGCATCTGAGGCATACCGCCTGCTGCCATGAACTGCTGCGCTAACTGCTGTATTGTGGCCTCAAGTTCTTCCGGCATATCAACCTCAAGGTCCAAATCCTTAGCCTGCTGGACAAGCATCCTTGCCCTGTTTTCAAGCCCTATCAGTTGAATATCGGTGGGGTTGCTGCCGGTTGCGGCAAGAAACTCAGTGCGCCGTGTTAGCTTTTGCTCTTTGGCCAGTAGCGAAGAAGACCCGCGAGCGATAATCCGGCAGTCCCCTTTGATCCCTTCGTCTGGATCGTAAGCCATGTTGTAGTCGTAAAGGCGCTCGATGCAGCCCTTGATTACGTTGTCAACATGGGTGATAACTTCTTTGATCCCCCTGCTTGCCTGAGTCATCAGCATGGACAGGCCGGAAGATGTAGCCCCGGCGCCGCCGATGTCGGTGTTGCCGTAAGCCCACCTTGGGATACCTGTCTGGTCCTCTGCCATGGCGGAGAACATCTCAAAGACCTGTAGGAGCGGGGATACAACGATGTTGGGCTGATAGAATCTGACTGCGGGAGCTTCTGACATCTGCTGGTTGGTCGCCTGAAATACCTTCCACGGCCATATCTCTGCTCCGTTGTCCTGCACCCTTTCGGTATTGAGTTCCATCATCGGCCCGGAAGCAAAGGCTGCGTTGTTGACTATGGCTCTTGCCACTGCGTTGCATACGTCCTGAACGTCAGACATGAGTTCCGGCACGCCACGCCCCCAGATTGCGCCGGGGACTCTCTCGTAAGAATCCATACTGTAAGGCTTGCGCCCCAGCTTATCGGGATTAAGGATCGCCCTGATAACGTAACTGCCTACGAGCCATGCGTTGACTTCGTAATCCAGTTCATCGTCAAGCTCGCCTTCCATCCCCCATTCTTTCAGGAGCTTCCCCTGCACAGACCCCCAGAACTCAAGGGCTTCTATCTTGTCGGTGGCAGTCAGGGATTCAGTGGAGCCAAAATCCATCATGGCCCGCTCGCTGTCTATGGTGAGCATTTCGTTCTTGCCCTTATCGCCATATTCCTTCAGAGCGGTTCTTATCTTCTCTTCCGAATAGCCGGGGACTCCGATCATGGCTATCAGGTCATTGCGTGTTAGCTTGTGCCGCTCGATGAGATAACCATCGTCAACATTCCGCGCATCCGGTGCCGGATAAAAGTCAAAGGGGGATACCCTGTCAAACTCAGGAACAAGGACATCCTGTGCATCTATTGCCCATCCCTGTGGTCCCTGAACCCATTTCTGGACTTTACGCCTGCGGATAACTGGACCTTTGAGTATCCCCGCCTTCAGGGTTACTGCATCAGAGATTACCGGCCAGAATGATTCTTGCCAGCCACCCTCAACCAGTTGGTCGTCAATCTTGAGTGACATCCGCTCTGCGCGTTCAAGGGCTTCGTCCTGCACCGACTTCAGGGCTTTGTCCCGCTCTTTCTCGGCGTAGTTGCGGATTTCGGTTCTGAGTTTAACTTCATCAACCATAATCGCGTACTGCTCTGCCTGTGCTAACACCTGCCTGAATACGGCTGCGACTTCATCTCTGACCTGATATTCCAGTTCGGGGGTAATTTCGGGAAGGGGGGTCGGGGCTATGGTCCATGGGCGCTCACCTATCGGGCGCATAATATCGTTGATCCACGCTTCAGCGGAACGGCATTTGGTGGCTGTCAGAAGAACATAGACTTCTGAACCACCCTGATCCCTGATAGCCCTTAACTTGTCGGGTTCATATATACCGGCACGCATACGCATGTTCTTGAGCATCTGCGTTTCTATCGGCTGCTTGGCACGTTTTGCTGCTGTCCAGCACTTAGAGATGTAACCGGAAAGGGAATCCATCACGGGGTTTATCTTGGCAGCATCACGCTCTGCGGCAAGGCGCTGCTCTTGCGCTTGCAGCACGGAAGCGGGGGTAAATTTTACCAGCCCGATCTGCGTTGTCCCATCTGGTCCCGCTGTTGGAATTGCTCCGGCCATGCGTTTTCTCCAAATAAAAAGCCCGCACAACGACAGGGAGAGAGGTCTGTCATCATGCGGGCTTCTGGTCCTACCCCAATAAAGGGCAGGGGTCAAAGTGTGTCGCGGCTATTTAATTGTTTCTGATACCTCGATAAACCGGATACCGCCTTCCTGAATGGATACGGCTACTTTACCGGTAAATTTAGCACGAATGATACCAGCAGCTTCCAAGATGTCAAGGAGTTTCTTCTTTGATTCCGGTGTTAGCACGGTCATGTCCACCCTAAAGTGCTGCGGCGCTTTCTGAGCGTGGTATTCGATACTATCCGCCCTTCACCTCCGGCAGCACGGGGAACAGGAGTAACCTGACGGACATGTTTTGCGATAGCGTATGCGATAACCCGGTCATCGTGACGCCCTACATCAGCCTCCATCTTGCCGTTGTCCTGCCGCTTAAACGACATCATCTCCTCAATCAGGCCGTCACTCCTGATCCCATGGGAGTCTTCCCGGACTTCTTTAACCAGATGGTCAAGTATCAGCGGCTTGGTCTTACTGTCTGTTCTCCAGCCGTATCTCTTGCGGGGCGGTCCCGGTGGTTCTGGTACCATCTCGGAATAGACTCTTGAGTATCGCTCATTGACTATCGTGGTGACAGTCATCAGACCATGGTTATTCCGCTCTACCGCAAGCAGGGCGACATTATACCGCTTCCCCAGAGACACCAGTATCGTCCCGAACTCGTCTGGATCGCAATGCCCGTGCCATTCTGCCACCTGTTCGCCAGTGGCGTGGTCTATTACGGCGGCCACAGAGAAGTCTCCAATACCGATCCCCTCTGCTACGTCCGCACCGATGATATACCGCTTCCCCGGCTTTGCCTCTTCCCATACGGTCAGTTCTCCCTCTTTTTCAGACGCCCATTGCTGCGTGGACATCTGACACCGATATCTCGCTATTGGCTCCGGCAGGATGCTCCGGTACTTATGCAGCTTCTCGTTATCAAAAACAGGGTTGCCTGTTCCCAGAAACGCATCTTCAGGTTTGGTAGGATGCTCTTGATTGAATATGTGGATTGAGTTGCGGCATTCGTTTGCTATCGTAAACCGACGCCAGTACATCTGCTCGTCATCAAGACCGTACAGCGCTTTGTATTCCAGTTCTTCGGGGGTCCACTCCACCCAGTCGGGACAGCCAAGTCGGTTCAGTTCAAAGCAGAACCACGGGATGAAGACTGATGTTTCGATGTTCTCTTTTGCCGCTTTCTCATTAACACTCTCTTTGATTACCGGCTCACCATGCTCATCCAGCTTCTCAATCCAGTACCGGTAGCGGGCATTCCAGAACTTGTCGTAGAATATCCCCCCGATCCCCTGTGCTGTTGATTCATAGATGATCTCTGTATCAGCCTTGCCGCTTTTTGGGACGCATTGAGAAACCGCTGTCAGAAGGGTCTGAAGGTTGTTCGGGTCCATCTTCGCGCATTCTGAAAGATGCAGGTAGTGTATCAACTGCCCTGAACCAATATCGCTCTTGCCCGATGTCGCAACCCTGAAGCCAGAGTTCAGCCCTCTGCCATCTTTGGTGTTGAACTCCAACAGCGTCAAGTTATTGGCGCGGATGCTGGGGCGTATCTGATCCGGTGACAGGTCGTAAAACCGCTTGACCATCCTGAAAAGGAAGTCGGTGGCCTGCGGTTCGTGGGTGATCTGCATCGCGTATTTGTTCGGGAAGAATGAGGTCTTCTGGTAGAACCTGCCTGACACAAGGGTTGATACTCCCATGCGTCTGCCCTTGAGAATCACCACCCTGAGTAGTCTGGTTTCCTTGATCTTGTCAAAGATGTCCGCCAGTATCTGCTGGGGCTTGTTCAGCCTAAAGGGTTCTATCTTATCTTCTGTAGTCTGGACTTTGAGTATCGCGCTGGCACAATACTCAAAGTCCACCATCAGTTTAAGGGTATGCTTCTGGGCGGGGGTAAGATTATTCAACGAGTTCTGCATCAGTCACTTCCGCTTCATTATTGGTCAGCATCTTCCTGACATCCTTCGCCCTCAATGTCGAAATATCCACCGTGTTAGTAATGTCAATCACGGCCTGCTCAAAACTCACCGTCGTAACATCAACCTGCTTGGCAGCATAACCACCGACAACACTCAGGATCTGGTCTATCGCTTTCAGCTTATCGCCGGGACGGGTATCTTCACTCTCGATTATCCCCATCTGCTTCTGGGCGAGATACTCAGGAGTAAGCCCTACCTGCATGTAAGCCTCAGCCATGCGAAGGTTGTACTTCTTGGTGATACCCTCGGCCAACTGCTCGCAGGCTTCAGGGGGGAGCTTAAACCCCGCAGCCTTGATCGCTTGAGTAGGAGTCAGCTTCTTCTCCAGCAAATGCCTCGCAGCAACCAATTCCCTCTTGTCCGGCTTGTCTTCCCGGCCTGCCTCTCTGATTACTTTCACGGTGCATTACCCTCATGTGATATGCCAACGCTGAAGGCATCACAAAACTTGCCTTGCAATAAGGACAGTCGTTCATATCTACCCCTTGAGCTTGGCAAGCAGT